CCGGTCCATACGGGGATGGGGGATTGGGACCGGACGCTGCGGAATACCCCGGCGGCGGTGTGGCTGGGCCGGCAACCGCAGCATTGGGCGTCGTCGCCGCCGGCGTGGCCAGTGGACCCGCTCCCATGCCCATCATCTGCTGCAAAGCAGAAGGCTCCCAGGCACGAGGGCCGACCGTCCCCGGCATCATTTTAGCCCCCCCCTCAATCGGTACTTGGCCCGCCGTTCCGGGGATCGTCGCTGCCGTCCCCGCCGCCGGCGCCGGCGCAGCGGCCGGCTTTCCTGCCGCCGGCGCCGGCGCAGCGGCCGGCTTTCCTGCCGCTGGCGCGATGGGTCCGGTTTCCCAGTGTCCCGTATCACGATCACCCACCCAATGCTGGGGCGCCCCTGCGGGAACTGTCGCGCCGGGACTGTAGCTCGTCATCGCCGCCGGACGCCCCGGATAGTTCTGCGGGAAAAACAGATGGCTGAGCTCGGACAGGATCGGGATATACGGCGCGCCGCCCTGCTGGCTCATCGCCGTGGCGCCGGGCAGGCCGCCCTTGCCCTTGGGGCCGCGTGCGGCCGCGTCGCCGGTGCCGCTGCGTACGGGCGTATACATCTTGCCATTCTGGACAATGTTACCGGGAGGGACGGGCGGCCCATAGGCCGGACCCTGCTTCTGATCAGATGGGCTGGCTCCCGCTCCGGCGGTCGATGGAGCAGGCGCAGATTTGTCTGTTGGGGTTGCGGCACCTGTTGGGGTTGCGGCATCTGTTGGGGTTGCGGCCCCTGTCGTCTCCGTGGCTTCCGGTTGAGCAGCAGTGGAACTGCCGGTGTCGCCGTAACTTTCCAGTGTCGGCACCCCCTTCGCGCGAATGGTGTTCAATCGGTTTTGCAGATATTGCGCCGCTGGCTTGAGATAGCCGCGGGCATAGGACGACGCCGCCTGCTCAGGCGAGGCTGCGTTCTGCATCTGCGCCCAGACGTTGCCGTAATGGTTCTTGAGGTTCTGCGCCGCAAACCGGCTTTGTAAGACTGGATCGCGCCAATCGCCGCCACCATTCTTCGCCAGCCAATTGGAAAAGTTGTTCCATTCATCCCCGCCCTCTTGATAGAGGCCATGCGCGAAGTGCGCCTCGCCCCCGAATTTCGGCTGGTCGGGATGCCGCAGGCTGGGGTTGAAACTGCTCTCTTCCCCGATGTTGTAGAGCACGCCCGCAATGCCTTGCGGCGACATGCCGGCGTTGCGCCATTCGTTGACGATGGCCCTAAGCACGTTGGGATTGATGTTGGCCATGTTGATTCAGCTTTCCTGAACCGTTCGCCCTTGGTTCACGTTGATTCAGCTTTCCTGAACACTATATGGGGGGTATGACATTCATCGGAGCAATCGGCTTTGGCCTCGCACTTCTCTTTCTTGGCATGGCGGAAAAGAAGCGCTTCGTTGGCATTGTGATTGTGGTATTTGCCAAGATGATCGGAGCAATATTGCTGTTATTTTTTATGATGGGGGTCATCCTCACTTTACTCAATTGGCTCGGTCTGCCACCGAGCCCCGTCGAACCGATGGGGGTATTCCTTGCTTGGATTGCCGTTCTCAATTGGATTGCTCGCGTTTTGGGCAATCGCGAAATGGAAGCCTCGGCTCGGGCTCGACGGCTCCTACAGCTCTCCCGAAAGCCCTGATTGCTTCGCTTCGCTCGCCGCATCCTATCATGCTCCGCGGACTGCCAACATTGGCTCTGCTCTCTTCCCCGATGTTGTAGAGCACGCGTGATGCCTGAGATTGATTGCTTCGCTTCGCTCGCAATGACGGTTAATTTCATTGCGCGGCAATTGGCTGGCTTGATCACCGAAGTCCGAGGCCTGCGCGCGTCATTGCGAGCGGAGCGCGGCAATGAAGTGCGGGGGTTGCTCGCACTGCTGCGTGAGGACCGTTCGGCGCCTCGACGCGTCATTGCGAGCGGAGCGCGGCAACACGATTGCCATGAACGCGCGCCGATTTGACGACGGCCGCTCATGCCGCGGTCTCCGCTCTGCTGCGGCCGACGCGGGCCGCGTTAAAGGCCGCGAGGATGGGCGAGGTCGTCGGGAGCGACAACAACGATTGTCCCGACCGCGGGGATGCGGGAAGCCACGGATTGATGTCTGGCTGGATTGACGAGGGTGCCGATGATTGTCCCGACCGCGGCCACGGATTGAAGTCTTCCGGGATTGACGAGGGTACCGAGGGTGCCGATGATTTGGGGACGCTGCGTTCCCCGAATATTGCTTGGCGCAATTTTTCCTGCTGCTGCGCCGCGATTGCCGAGTGCAATATGCTCGGCGCCTGCACCCATGGCACTGGGCGTCCCATCATCATGTTGCGAACAGTCGGGCTTTCAGACAGTCCGGAGCGAAGGTAGTTGCCCAGAACGCCGAGCACCGTGCCGGTGAACGGGGTTCCTGTCGCTGTGCCCAACGCATATCCAATTCCCGGGAGCAGCAGTTCTTGTCTTGCGCCACGCCATAGTGATTGCGCCTGCCCCGTTTGTTCGGGTGGAAGATAACTTGCGCGCCCCAGTACCCCGACGTCGGCGGCCTGTTGCCTGATATCGCCTGCAGTCGTCGGCGCCGGCGCTGCCTTCGACTCATATTCGCCCCCCATCATTCTTTTGAATAGTGCGGGGTCTTCATAAAGGTTCTGCATCCGGCGGCCGAAATTGGCCGCATATGTCGCGCTCTTGTCCAACAATGTCGGGTCGAGGAGCTTTTCTTTGAGCGTCTCGGCGCCAAGCTCGTTGCGCTCAATTTGCATTGCTGCATCAAATTCCGCGGGATGAAGACCGTTTGCTGCCGCTGCATTTCGCATGTCATCGGTGATTGCCCCATAGGCATGGTTCAGCTGGGGGCCCTGCAGCGCGATCGCTTTTTGTGTGTCCTGACCGAGGCCGCTGCGCCATCCCCGCACGAGTGCCCACGGTGCGTAAATGCGTCCATTTGGCGTAACCTGAGATGCAATGCCGCCCTGCTGGCCGATCGCTGCGGCAGGTGTCGTGAGCTCGGCATATTTCGCGGCGATGGCATCACGCATTTTTGGCGTGATCTGCTGTCCCGGCGGCGCGCCTGGGACGCTGCCCGTGTCGTACATGCTCTTGAGGGCGTTGGCCGTGTCGGTGACATCGACGAGCGGGTTGCCAATCTTGCTCGCCATATATTGCTCGATAGCGGGCATCGAAGTTGCTTCGTTCGGCTGCACGCCCTGCTGCAGGATTTGCTGGTTACGCGCATCGCGGGCGACTGTGAGGAGGTTTGCGGTTTCCGCCGTCGGATCGGGCAATGCACGCCGGTTTGCGATCAGATTGGCTGCCTGCTCTTCAAACATTGGCCGATCTTCTTGCATTGCCCGGGTTGATGGGGTGAACCCCAAGCTTTGCATGGTCTGGGCCATTTTCTTGCCAGGCTCGTTTGCAAGCATCAAAAACCGCGGATCGACACCGAGCCGCTCTGCAGACGCCCCGACTTCCAGCGCGCCAGGTTGCTGCATTTGCGTGTTGTAGGGCGTTTCTGGTGCCTGAAACCCGGCTCGGTGAATGGCGCCAATGCCGCGCATCGCCAGCGGAGGCAGCACTGCGGTGCCGGCCAACGGCGCGGCGATGCTGCCAATGAACGCGCCAGGCTCGCCGCCAATTTCTTGGCCTGCGGCTGCGCCGCCATAAGATAGGGTCGGCGCGAGCACGGCATTCTTGGCCATCGACTTCGTGAAAGCTTCAATTTTTGGCATCAGGCCTGGGAGTGCCGCTGCGCCCTTAAAGGCGGTCGGCAACGAGCCAGCAACAATAGGGAGCGCGGCCTCGGCGAGCTGTTGTCCCAGGCTTGCATCCTGGCCCATCTCAGGTACATCGAGCTTCTCGCGCACCCATTGCGACGGCATGCCAACGGTGGATGGGTCGCCCATGGCATGCGCCAACACATTGCCGCCCTGAATGGTGAGATCAGGAATGGCCATGAGCGTGTTGATCGCGCCTCTTTTTGCGATATTTCCCCAGCTGTTGGGATCGGACGATTGCCACTGCGTCCACCAAGGTCCGCTCGATTGCTGCGGCGCAGGCTTCGCAGCATTGGTGTTGTACTGCTGCGCATGAGTTGCATCGCCGCGTCTGACGACATCGGCGTCGGCCGGATCGAAGTCCTGGCCCGCGGCATCCGCGCGCCGAAGCCGATCGAATGCGGCGCTATAGTCCTCAAAACTGGGGACGTCTGTGGGCTGATCGTCTGCCATGGTGCGGCCCTTGATTCAGGAAACCTGAATGACTAGATTGGGGGCATGAGAGCCCGCGGCCACATCACCGGCCGCCTCCTAAAAGCCGTTCCAGATCATCACACATGCAACACGTGGTTACATGGCTCTTCTTCGGTTGGCCCCTCCTCATTTTGTTTTTTTGGCCGATTGTCTATATTTTTTGGTATCTTCTCATCTTGTTGCCATCACGGCTGCTCAATCCGCCTCGCCGTGGCCTATTGTCCGATCCCCAGCCGTCTACGGATATTGCCGTAGGGATCGGACGTCGGCACAGCTGATCCCGGCGCGTTTGCTGCCGGCGCGCTCTGCACCCCGGGCGCCGGCTGCCCCGCCTCGGGCACGGTGGCCCAGCGTATGATCTCCGGGCTGAGGCTCGGCGCCGCCGGGATGGCGCGCGCGGGATTGAGCCCTCGCGCCCGCATGTTCTGCGCCGCCTCCGATCCCTCGCCCCAGTAGCTGTTGTAAGGATGGGCCCCGATCCGCGCATTGATGAACATCTGCTGCGCCATGCTCTTGCGCGTCTCCGGAGGCAACGTCCCGCCGGTGTTGAACATCTTTTCCCATTGATCGCGCATCTGCTGAAGCCTCGAGGTCAGATCATCGATCTGCTCCTGGCTCTGACCTGAGACACGCGCGTTATCGAGCATGGTCTTGATGTACATCGCCATGCCTGCGCGGTGCGCCGCGGGGGCGCCCGGGTTTTCATTAGGCACCGACAGTGAGCTGATGCCGGCCTCTGCAGCCTGATTGCTGGCCAGCGCGTGGGCGAACGTGGGATCGGTCTTCATTATGTTTTCGCGAGCGGCATCTTCCTGCGCCGCCGTCTGCGTAGGCGTCAACGGTGCATCGAGCGTGCTCCATTGCGGAGCGCCAGGTCCGGCAGCGGTTCCCGGTGCGCCGGCCGGAGCGCCGGCAACGCCCGGGGCCGGGAAGCCCTGCAGATTGATGCCATTGCGCTGCAGCTCGGTCATCATGGCCGGCGATACCGGAATGTTTCCGCGCACAAAGGCGCCCGAGCTGTCGCGCGTGAGCGGCGCCGCGGCATTGGCCCATCGCGTCATGAACATGGCCTGCGGGTCCGTCAATCGATTGCCGGCGCTGACATGGTTTTCAAGCTGGCTCGCAAAGTTGTTCGCGGCCTCACCTTTGAGGTCGTTGTAGATGCGTTGGAAGTGGAACGCCTCGGCGAGGCTGGCTGCGCCGAAGTTCTGTCCCATCATCGCCGTAGCCTCATCCCTGGTCCGCTGCAGGGCTTCGGTGTTGCCATTGATCGCCTGCAGTTGCATGAGCGGGACGTAATAGGCCTTAAGCTTCTGACGATATTGCGCGTCGCTCATGCCGGCCCGCGCGGCAGCAACCTGCGTCGAACCGATCTGCGAGCCCGCAGAAGACGGGGATGGAAGTGATGGGGCGCCGCCTGTGTCGGCGTCCGCGCCTGTATTTCCGATCCCCGTTTGCTTCGCTTCGCTCGCAATGACGGGTGATATTCCGCCGCTGACATCCTGGGAGGCCGGCGTCGTGGTCGACCCTGCCGGGGATGCGCTCGGGATTGGGCCAGCATTGCCGCCGAGCAGACCGCCGCCGGTATCGTCAAATATGCTTGATGCCTGATCCCCGGCCTGCTTTGCTAGGGATAGCTGCTGCTGCAGCTTCTGGTATTCCAGCGCCCGCTGCCGCAGGCCGGCCATGGTTTCCATGACCTTCAGCTGCACCATCGGGCCGCTGTAAGCGGCATTTGCAACCCCCGCGAGCGCGTTGCCGATGGTCGGGTCGTCGGTCCATACCGCGGGCATCATCGGCTCCGTTGATTCAAGAAAACTGAACGGCTATATCCGGGGACATGGTGGAACGTGACATCGAAGGCACCGAGACCAGGAAGTGGATCGCCGAAGAGCACAAGCTTGCGGCCGAGCGGGAGAAGCTGGCGGCCGAACGTGAGAAGCTGTTCCAGGAAGCGCTCAAGCTCGAGCGCGAGCGCGCGTGGTATGTGCCGCTTGCCTTGATCGGCAATGGTGCGCTTGCGGCCATCATTGGCGCCGTCATCGCGCGGCTTTTGCACTGAGTTTCCATCTACGCGCTTCCGTGGGCGCGGAAGTGCTTTGCGCCCCAGGCCTGCAGCAAGTCAGCGTGGGCAAGCTTTGTCGTGGCTTCGCTGCGCAGCCTCGTGATATTATAATTAAGATCGAGCTTCGTCATCTCTTCGAGCAATATATATTCCGGCTGATCGTCTCCTTTGGATCGCGCTGTTGGATATCGCCATTGGAGACCGTCAAATCCGTTGAAACGCGGTTCATCATCATCTTCGGTGTCTTCAAACAACTTCCGGCATTGAGCCCTTGCGATCTGCCGCAGCTGCAGATGCCCCGCTAGGCGGAGCAATTCCGAGCCAAGATTGCCGGGGTCGATTTCTTTCAAGGCTTCTGTGGCAATCCACATCGGACTGATTTTGATTTGATCGCGCCGATTATCGATAATTCTGGCGACGATTTCGGCCAACTTTTTTTCCTCCTGTGTCATTTAGGTGCTCCTATTTGCTTGAGCCATTTTGCGACCTGTGGAGCAAGCCGGTGAATGTCGTCTTTTATGTAATCGGCCATGTATTCCATTACTTCGTCCGGTGACTTTGCGAGCAGTCCATTCCGATCGAAATCGTGCAGTCGGCCCCAGAGCCAAAGTCCCTCCGGCGTAGCAGGCCGCTCTTTGGGTTTTTGCAATTCTCGTAGCAAACCTTTGGTTGACGGCTTGTCTCCATTGGCAAGCGCAGCCTCAAATTGCTTGACCGGTATTGCGCCCAAGCGCTGCCAGTGCGCTGATTGATCTCTAGAGATGCCAAGTCCGGAAAGGGTCGTTTGATGCAGCGATTTTTTTTCTGGCTGTCCGGCAATTTTTGTTGGCCGACCACCGCCGGCCTTCGGCATTTGCGCCAACAATTGCCCCGCCTTGCGCTCCGCTCTCATTCTGATCTCGGCCGCCCTTCGCTCGGCATCTGTGTTAATGGCTTGCCGGGCATAGGTTTCCAACGCCAATGCCTTGTTGCGGATTTCCTTGACCTCATCGATTTCATGAGCTGCATCGATGGCGCGGCACATAGCATCGTAGCGGACGAGATCGACACGCGGAAGTTTCATAATTATCCACCAAAACCGGTCGCTCGCGACGACAGGTTTTAATAACAATGCCTTCGATCGTTATTGTCAATACTTAAAAGCGGGCGCTCGGCGTCGCTGGTCGTGATCCGCAAGGTCCAAACCGCGGGCATTTTTTCCTACCCTTGCGCTTGACTCAGGAAAGACGCGGAGCGCGGCAAGGGAACCGAAGCAATTGCCGCGCTCCGCTCGCAATGACGCGCAATGACGCCCTCGCAAGGACGCGACACGCGGAAGTTTCATAATTATCGCACCAAAACCGGTCGCTCGTTCTAATTGCTGGCCGCGACGCTGGCTCCGCCGCCGCCGCCGAAGCCCTTGCCGGCCGCGCCGGCCAGCGAGGATGCGATGCCGCCCCATGGAGATGGGGTTGCAACTATGTGCAATGGCTGGACGTTACGGGCGGCCTGCAGGACGGCGAGGTCGCCCTGGCGGATGTCGCCCTGGAGGGCGATTTGCTGACCTGATGTTTGGAATGCCTGATTGACGGTCGGCTGCAGGCCGAATTGCGATCCGCCATAGCTGTTGATCGTGGCCAATGCCGCAATGCGGCTGCGGGCGTCTTGGGCGGCCTGGTTGAGCTGGCCGGCGATTTGCTGCTGTACTTCGGGGGTGGCGTACTGCTGGCCGGACAGCAACAGGTCGCCTGGATACTGGTCCGGACCGGTGCCTTGCTGCTTGATCGATTGGGGCGTCATGAAATCGGTCAGGCGCGCCTGTTCGGTCGTCTGCTGTTGTTTCTGGGCGGCGGCGTTGACGTCGGTCAACGAGGTCTGCCGCGCGGCCTCCGCTTTCTGGCGCGCGGCCTCGTCGGCGGCGAGCTCCTTCTGCTGTGCCTGTTGTTGGTAGGCAACCCAGGCGTCGTTTGCCGCCTGCTGTTGGCTCATCACGTCCTGTTGCTGCGAATAGTTGATCATGGACGCACCGGCCGAGATCAGCATGCCCACCATTGGATCGCACATATTTCTCACCCATAAATTGCGGTGCTTGTATCGGGCGGCTGCGTTTGCATGCCCTTTTGCACGTAATAGTTGTTGATCGAGCTCTGCATGGCGCCGGCGCCGCCGACGGCGAGCGGCGTGAAGATGGCCCCGAGCGGGTTGAGGTTGGGTTGCGTGATCTGGTTCTGCGCGACCATGCTCGCGGCGGTGTTGGCAGCGACAGTGGGATCCTCGGTGGAATATAGCTGATTCATCGCCGTTTGTTTCTCGTTGAGGATTTGGTTGCGCAGGGCGGCGGTTTGCTGGTCGGCCGAGGCAGAGATAGAGGCTTGTTCCTGCAGATTTTGCTTTGACAGGAGCCCTTGTGAATAGCCGGCGGCCGTGGAATTCAATGTCCCCGCTCTTGCTAAATCATAGGTGAGCTTATTCTGTGCCTGGGTATATTGGTCCTGCAGCTGCGGCATCTGGTAGTTCAATATTGCTTGGGTGTATTTGTCATAGAATGGCTGATTGAAATTTGCATTACTGAAAATGTCGTTGATCTGCTGCGTCCCGGTGTTGAGGCGCTGCTGGCGCGCGGCCTCCTTGGCGGCGGCTTGGTCCGCCTGCTGCTTTTCGAAGTTCACCATCTGGCTGTTGTCCGGATGTGATTTACCGCCCATGACTTGCCTCGTGGTGGTAACAGGGTGTGGTTGCTTCGCTTCCGTCATTGCGATGACGTGGTCAGAACAGCTTTCGCACGACGGTCCCGATTTCTTGCGCGCCAAATTTTTTGAAGAGGTTCACCAGCGTTTTTGCTCGTTTGTGACCCGACGACAGTACGGCGTGGAAACAGTTCGCGCCTTCTACGTCTCTGCAGATATCCATCGCCGCCGATACCAGCGCCCGCCCGATCGGCGTGGCGGCGAATTCGGGGATGACGTAGACTTCATCGAGGATGGCGAGCGGCTGCGTACAGAATGAGCGGTCCATATGATAGGACAGCACGCCGACAACCGTTCCGTCGAGGACGGCGAGAATGTGCGGCGACATGCCGGTGCCGACGACGTGTTCGAGGTAGCGCCTGCTGTTCTCCCGAGAATATTCCAGATGCGATGCGTATTGGGTTTCCTGGAAGAAGCGGTCGAACAGATCGACCAATTGGGGCACGTCGTCGAGCGTCGCCATGCGCAGCATGATCGCCGGGTGTGGCATGACAGCGCCGGAGAGCACATGCTCATGTAGTTTTGCTTCGCTCATACCGCTCGTCGCTCAATCCACCTGTAGATGATGAAGTCTTCCCCGTTCTTGCCCGCCTTCCGCAGGATGGCTTCGGGCTCGCCGCCGATGAGGGCGACGAAACGTCCGACGTCCTCGCGACATGCCAGAGCCCGGCATTCCATGCGATGATATCCGGCGGCGACGACGCGCGGGAACATATATTTGCGGACGTGCCTAGTGACTGCGCCCACGACCAAACCCCAATCGTTCGTACCAAAGGCGAAACATGACGCGACATGCGGCCATAGCTCGACGAAGCCCCAGGCGGCGATCGGCATTTCCTTCGATGCCACGTAGACCTCCCGGGCGTGGCTCATGATTTTGAAGGCCAGGAATGGCCTCGGGTCGGCGATCGGCGACATCGCCGCGATCTCCTGGAGGTCTTGGTGGCGCAGATTTCGGGCGATGTAATCCAAAGCTTCGCGCGTTCCAAATGCGATCGAAGTCCGGGGCAAGGCCATCACGTCGGTTGTGCCAGTTCATAGTGGATCACCATGTTTGAGAGTATGAGTGGGCCCGAGACCGACGAGCGCAGCCGCAGCGATATGTGAGTGCTGACGCCATCGAGATTGAAAGCGCCCTGCAGGAAGGTCGGTCCGTTGATCTTGCCGCAGTAATCCTCGGCGCCTGTGGTCGGATCGAGCGAGACGTAGACATCCCATTCCCCTTCGGCCGCGGCGTCAATGCCTTGGAAGCGTTTGAACGTCGCCGGCTGTTCGCCGCCGTGGTAAGGCAGGATGATTTCGACTGCAGACGCATCATATGTGGCCTGGCCGATGCCGCCATAGGCATAGATATTATTCTGGTCGTCGCGGACGAAAATCTGCTGGTTGGCGGTGCAGATTGCGGTGATGGGAAAGCCCGGGTCGTACTCTGACCATGCGGTGATTTTCGGGCCGGGGAATTCGGAAAGGATATAGACGCGATCCGGCAGCACGATCCAGAAGCGGCCTGTGACGGGCTGCAGAATGGAAATGATCGGGCTCATCCAGGCCTCGCCCTGGCTCCGGAACAGGTCCTGCATGATCGGGTCGAGTGGCGAACCGACGTCGGAGACGCTTGCGGCGAGGGATGCATTGCGGGCGCGCAGCGATCTGATGCCGGATGGGTTTACATAGAGCACATCCCCGCTGCCATATTGCAGCACGGAGAGTGGTGCGAACGTACCGGCCTGGCGGAGTGTTTGCACGAACTGGGACTGCAGCGGATCCGGGTCGATCTGCCATGTCTGCACTGCGGTTTTCGAAAATATCGCCAGCTTGTCGTAATACGCTTCGAGCGCCATCGCCTCGGACATGTCCGGGTCTTCGAGCGAGAGGTCGATGGTTCCGGAGCCGGTGCCGGCCCAATCGGTCGGCGAGCCGACTGCGGAGAAATACATGACCGGGCCTTCGACCGCGTAGATTTTGGTCTTGTATGTCCGCGAATAGAGGCCGTTTGCGCCTGAGACGATGGCGCCGTTATAGAACCGGCCGATGGTACCGCTGGCGTCGGTTTGGACGACGCAGTACGCTTTGCCGTCGAATAGCGTGTGCGAAACGACGCTGTTGATCGTCGGCGTATTCAACAGCAGTTCGCCGACATCGTAGGGCCCGCTGGGGTCTGTCTGTCCTGGGCCGCCGGGGCCGAATACGTAAAGTTTTTGGTTGAGCTCGATGAGGCCGGCGGTTTGGGCGCCTACAGTTGCTATCTTGACGAATGCGAGCCGTTTTTCGATTTCGCCGCCCGGGGTCAGGTGCAGGTTCTTGAGCGAGCGCAGTGTCCCCGCCGGAGCGGTGAGTGCCGAGCGCCGCAGATCGAGGCCGGCCGAGAAGTTGGTGATCGTCATGGAGGGCATGACGGTCAGCCGGGGATGTAATCGATCCCCGGTATCCAGCCGGGATAGTATCCGTAGGGATTTGAGGCGTAGTCCCGGCGGCTTCCGCCCATGTTGTAGTTGGCCCGCTTGTCGGCGCCCTGTTGGGCACGCAGGCGCTTGATATATTGCTGGGCTTTGGTGAGCTTGAGTTGTGCGACCTCCGCCTTTTGGGTGGCGAGGAGTTCGACGGCGGCGAACATCACGATTGCCTTGCTGTCTATGATGCAGAGGTCGCTATCGGCGATCATTGGGGACAGGGGGGCCTGTCCGGATACTCGCAGCGTTCCGTCCACATTGGGGATAGGCAACAACATGAGTTGGCCGACCGGATTGGTCGGCGTGACGGCGGTTGGATCGACGGTCAGGAAGTTCCCCCAGCGCAGCGGCGAGCCGGATTGCTGCTGCAAGGGCCGCACGTCGAAAGCGTGGATGCCGTGCCGCAACATTTTCCAGTTCGAGGTGTTGACCGGCGCCCAATAGATGCGATTGATCAGATCGAAGGGCAATGTCGGCGGATAATCGTAGATTTGCTGGCCGCTCGCGACGGGAATATCGGTCCAATATCTCAGGTGAGGCCATTCGTAGGCGTTGTAGAGTTCTTCTTGCTGCCGGTTGATCAGGTAGTCCTGGTTTTGTTGAGCCTGCACCCCCTGGGAAATATTCATGCTTTGGCCGGTCTCGGCGCGCAGGTCGAGGCGCAGCTGTGACAGGGGGACATTCAGCGCCATTTTTGCTGGCTATGTCCGTGCGAGATCGGGCGCCGGCGTGCGCGGGCGCCCCGGCTTGAAGACTGCGGGGGCTGGGACATCTGGGAGTGGCGGCCCATACTCGGGATCGTCGCCCATGTCCGCGATCACGATGCCGTCGCCGTCGACTTTTTTGTGTGCGAGGTTTTCGCCGGGCATCGTCAATTCCATGCGGAACACGCGGCCCGGGAAGCAGCGTTCCACCGTGCTACCGCCGTACTTTGCCCAGAGCCGGCGTTTTTCGTCGGCTGGATTGACCTCGGATACGGCGCACGGCTTGATGTCGTAGAGATTTTCCTCGCCGTGCAATACCGAAAGCACCTGGATTTCCGGCCAGGTAACCGGTGCATGTTTTCCGATGACGATGATATGGAGATTTTGGCCGCTGAGATTTAAGCGGCATGTGCACCAATGCATAGGCGATCCCGACATTTGCAACTCCTGTTAAGGGGCCCAAGCGCGGGGATGGGGAAAGGGCCAATCATCTCCATCCCCGTCTTCTGTACGCGCCGCGTGTCATGCAATATCTATCACGAGCGCGCTGTTGATGCGTCGCGCACACACCTGGCCGGTACATGTGATACCTCGGTAAAGGACATATTGGTCTGGCGGCCTTGCGGGGTTGTGCTGATGCCGCCACTCGTCTTGCATCGCGACGAGGTAGATATCGCGGTTGTCGAACCAATAGCAGCGTTTGTTGTAGCCGAGCTGGTCCAGCGTCGGATCGTACTCGAAATCGGTGCCCATATAGCTGATGGTTCCGATCGAGATGTCTTTGCCGGAGGCGAAGCCCTGCATCGAGTAATTGCCGTTGGCGCGGAGCTCGGTTTCGAGCGCGGACAAGAAGTCAGTGCCGCACAGGCCGGTGTTGGGCCTGCCGCCATATCGTGTCAATTGCCGATATTCGCGTTGCAGCTGCTGGCACAGTACGCCGCCGTTGGTGGCCGAACTTGCGATGGGGGCGCCGCCCCAGGCGGCCAGCGCTGGCGTTCCGGTAACGGCTGTTCCCATGGCTGCGGTATAGGCGCGGTTGCGCCACCAGGTTTTTACGGACCGGTCGATGCCGGCGACGACGCCTGTTGTGGGATTGTCGGTGACGATGGCGCCGATCCCCGCGAGTGCTTTCGGGTCGGCGGTACCGTTGCCCCACAGCAGGTTATTGAGGCTGATGGCGTAGCGTTCCGAGAGGTCTTGCAGGGCGTCGTCGAGCAGGCCGACGAGCACGGTTACGTCGCGGCCGGTGTGTTCGGATGTTGTTTCGCCGTTGGTATCGACGACGCTGATGCCGTCCGATTTGAGCTCGCTGTGCGTGAGCGTGAGGCCGATGTGATGTTCTTTCCATGGGTATACGGCCTGGGCGAGGTTTGCCGGCGTATAATAGGTAACAGTGTCGGCGAGCTGATAGCCGACCAGGCTGTCCCCGGTTCCGGGCGCGGAAGTGTTTCCGTAATCGCCCTTCACGGAGATGATGATGTTCCCCTTGCCGCCTGGGAACGTCTTTTTCTTGGCCTCCATCATGGCCAACAGGGGCTTTTCCTGGATGGCCTCTTGGAAAGCTGATCCTCGGTTCAACCAGTAATCGAGGGCTGCCGTAGCGATGTGGTTCAACAGTGGTGCGGTATATGTGGGCATTGTGATGCTCGCGCGGTTAGGCGCGGGCGCGATCGATCGCCTGTTCTACGGCTTCGCGTAGGTTTCTGGGCTCCGGCGCCGCGCCGTTGAAGCGGCCTGTGCTGGTCGGCGTGCGCGATGTTGGGCGCCTGGGCGGCGGCCCCCAGTTCTGGTAATGCCGGTTTACGCGCTGGTAGGCTTCCTGCGCGATGGCGACGGCCTGTTCCGGTGTCTGGGGGTTCCCGCGTTCGCGCAGGACGCTCCACATCGTATCCGACACAGCGGCTTTTTTCAGTGCGTAGTCCGGGTCTCTTTGCACAATGCCGGCTTCCCAGGCGTTGACGGAGTTCATGACGTTGGACTGCAGCTGATATTGCGCTGCCGCCGTATCCCGCATATCGATCGAATGAGCTTGCCGCAGGCGTTGAGTATCGCTCAGCGCGCGATCCATCCGTTCGCGATGGAAGATGGCTGCGGCCTGTGGCGACATTTCCCCGCGTTGGACCACGGTTTGCAGGTCCTGGGGCAGTGCTAGTCCCAGGTACTGTTCGGCGAGGTCCATGTAGGGTTTGACGCCGACATAGAAGCTCCGGAAATCGCCGC